CCTTGCATCAACTGTACATCATAAAAGATGTACTTACCATTTTCATCTCTAATAGTTGTATGCGTAGATTCTGAAATTAAGTTGCGGGTCACTGAATTAATAGTGGTGGTAAATTTAGTACCACGTTGCATAGTTAATGGTAAATAATTACCATCATCGTCTTGTACATTAATTGGGTTAACCACTTCAATATGAACTTTAGCTATTGATGGCTTAGTTGATCTTGGGGTATACCCTAATAGTTTAGCGTGGGATACTACGCTCTCTCTAAGCTGGGCTGTATCTAAAAATGTTTCATTTAAAGCAAAGTTAGCATTAACAGCATTAATATGGGTAATATATGATAATACATCAATGACAGTATTCATTGCTGAACCTTCAAAGTTATAATCTTGGAATGCCCCAGGCTGTTCCTGCATATATGAAATTAGATTAGCTTTAAGCTCATTAAAGTCTAGTTCACTTGCATTAATTCTTCTATTAGTAGCCATTTATCTTATTCTCTCTAATGTTGTTGATACATCAATAGTCGTATCAATACTTATAATCTGAATTGTAAGAGTTATTTGTACATCATTATTATCTGCGAATGTTTGAACATTTACATTTAATATTTTCACCCTTGGTTCATCATTTTTAATTGCTAATTCAACGGCACTACATATAGCTGCGGCCGTGACGTTGTTAATATTTTCAAATAGAAATTGTCTTAAGTTCGCGCCAAAGTAAGGATTAAATAATCTCTCGCCATGGTTAGTTTTTAAAATATTATTTATACTCTGCTTAATAGCATTTATGCCAGTCTTAACGCCAATGTCACCAGTATTCGGATTTAGTTTGTAAACTAAATCTAAGTCAGTATAGGGTAGTTCTCTAGTTATCTCTGCCATATAGCTATTTATTCATTTAAGTAAATATTCTCGCCTAAAACTTTGATATTCTTATTCGATTTGATTGATATATCTTCTTCGGCAAATAGGTTCATTGTCCTTGAGGCGTTTAAATTAATATCTTCTTTAGCATTAATCGTGCACGACCTAGAGGTATTTATTAAGATATCTCCTCCAATCGTAGCTGTTAAATTACTTAATAGATTAATTGAAGCATTCATATCTCCATTAATATGAATATTACCACCAACCCTTGCCTCTAAAGCTCCAGCAACAGTTACAAGGGCATCTCCTCCTATAATGATATTAATATCTCCAGTTATTTCAAGGGTGTTATCCCCAACAATTAACTGATAGTTATCACCATTGATTCTTTCTACTTTAGAACCATCGGGGTTTAATTCATAATATGTACCACTTCGGTGCTTCTCATGGATTCTCTCATAGCCAGGGGTATCATCATATTCTTTCACATGGCCTGAAGTTGTTTCATACACATGGTTATGGGGATATTCAGGGGCATATGATGATATTACCGGTTGTTTAGTCCCTAAGTAAGCTTCATCTATATCACCAGATACCCCTAAAGGGACTCCGCCTCTAGCCCTAGGATTATTATCAGGGGCTCCTAATTGTTTAGGAAATACCTGATCGGCATCACAAAATCCTTTAGAAGCATCTTGTCGTTGGGCCGTAGCAATAGTAGGAATAGTACCTAATATTAAAAATGATTGGCAATAGTTATCGGTGTATGTTCCAATAACAGAAGCACCATTTACCAAATAAGTAGAATGGCCTAAACCAGAAATACCTGGGGTGGTAGTAGGGGCCATACAGAAAGACCAAGGGAGGTCATCATTTGGTAATTCTTCAGTATTATCTGTGTGGGAATTATAAACTCTTACCTGTACCCTACCTAACTGATCAGGGTCATTAACATTTACTATCACTCCGTGATGTATTTCCATATTATTCTTCGCCACCTCTTATCAATTCAATCGTTTGTAAATAATCACCATCATCTATAACATGCATAATAGTATTAATTATGTATTCTCCACTATATTTTCGGTCAACTCCTGCTCCTACAACATTTTTAGGTACTATAAGATTCACTTTATCACCCACTCCAATTGATGGTATGGGATGACATTCATAAGCAGTAATTCTAGTATCATACATTACTGCCTTACCGGATTTAGCTACGGCAAGTTCAGTATAATCTCCAGAATTAAATAGGGGTTTACTATGGTCATTATACATATCATTCCTCACAAACCCTAAGGTTGATTGGGCGTTAGTATAATTACCATATTTAACAGTGGCCATAGTAGAATTAGATATATCTAAGATATTAATCTTCTTACCATATATCCCATTAGCAATTTTCCATTGGGCATTTTCTGCATCAGAATGGATTATAATATTCTTAGGCGTTCCAACTTGTCCTAACTTCACTTGAGCATCCTCACCGGTAATTACCCCAGATTTAATAGTATGTAGGGCTGGGGAATTAATCATACCACTCAAAGAAGCTAAATGCGTTTGCATTGTACTAACTAACTGTTGGAATAAATAGAAGGAGGACTGATTATTATCATAAGCATTACTTAAAATATTATCTATAGCTTTTTTAGGAGATATGTTAGGGGCAATATATTTACCTTGGGTCATCGCCCGATCGTGCACTACTAACTCCCCTGCCATAGTATTTTCAAATATTGTTTTAATAATATCTACAGAATTACCCTTAAATACTTTAGCTACTAAAGCCGCGGCATTTCTAAATTCATTAATAGATAATAAATTAATTACATAAGTCTTTTTAAGGAGGGAGGTAGTAGGATCAACGGAATGAACACCATTAATATAGAGCTCTTGGGCATATGATATCCCCATATAGTTATAAGTTAGTAATATTGTTGAAGAGGGATTTAGCCCTGATAAAATCCCTACACCATCCTCAATCTCAATATCTCCTGAGAGGTCTCCTTGGAGGGTTTCATTTATGGTTAATTTTACAACTTGATTGGTAATATCTATTGTTGTTGAAGTATTACCAACGGCTATAAGTACCTTATAATCTTTAACTCTCATTAGGTATTTTTATACTCAGCAACAAACTCATGGATTTTATCAGCCTTAATAGCTTTAATATATCTATTATCATCATTCATATAACCTTCGTGCTCAACATTAGTTACTTTACTAGTACCTGCACTGCGAGGGGCAGTAATATCTCCAGTGGAATCATCGATATGGTAAGAAGGAGCATAGGCCCTACTAACAATCTCATTAGCGGTAATACTATCTGTTGATGATAACCCGAATAAATCTTCACCTTCTGTTCGGAATGTTCCAGATATATGCTTGATGGTAATATACTTATCGTTGGTATGGATAGCTAAGATCTGGCCAATTGCTTCAGATAATACCCCTTGAATATATTCCCCTTGTTCAAATTTACCTAAGAGATCATCAGTGGTAGAACATGCTAAGGCAGCAAAGTCTGCATATTTGTAAATAGAATAGTCTAATAACTGGGCAGAGTTCTTTGGCCAATCATTCCAAACATTTTTAATCTTTGGATTAATAACTAGAAATGTCCAATAGAAGTCAGGGGTCCCATATAACCTTTGGCTTAATTGTTCTATTCTTTCTCCATCTAATACTTGAACATAACTATAATAGACTATATCATCAATCTTAGCTTTATTAGCAACAACGATACGGGTGAGGTCTAAGATCTTATCTTGAACTCCATCCCCTTGTAAGTCATAAGGTAAAGTTTTAAAGTTTGAAAAATATGACATAATTAATATCCTTTTTCTTCAATATCTTGACGATATATTGGATTAATTTCTTGTAATGTTATAGCTAAATCAACCTCAACTGGGGCATTATCTACTTCAAAGAATGATGAGGCATTTGGGTTATATGTTACCGATACATTAGTAATTACTAACGGCGGAAGGGCTGGCATTCCTGATACCCCTTGAAATGATAATATAACTTGATCTGGCACTGTTAAGGTCACCGAGCTTTTTCTATTAGCTGCAGCAGATGCTCTAAATTTTCTAATAATATGTTGAACATCTAAAGATTCTTGGGCACTATCTGGTAAAAACTTCCAAGCAAAACTAAATTGTCTTAAACCTGTTGAGGTATAATGCATATATTCATGGGGGTTTATCTGCTTACTCATGTTTAACATGGCTTCATCTTTAATAACACCACCTAAAGCATAACCACCTAATGCACTACCTAATCCTCCTAACTTGTCACTGAATTTTTTAAGACCCGGGGTATTCTTTGCCAAAAATCCTATACCTGTTAACGCTAATTCTGCGCCATATGCTGCTGCTACTTTTAAATCTTCTTTTACGTTTGCATCACCAAACCCTATTTCCCCTTCCTTTGGAAAGAATTTTACCTTATTAGCAAATGCCATAGCCTCTGTAGCAACTGCTGCTAATTTTCTACTATGTTGGTTATATACTTGGGAGTCACTAAGGGTTATTGCTGGGGGCATGTATAGAGCAATAGAGGTTTGGATATATCTTTTACCAATAAGCGTTTCATAAGTTTTAATCTGTCTACTAACCACCTCATATTCACTACCCTTTTGAACACCTGTTCGGCCTAGCCCCTGGCCTCTAAGGACTGATTGAGCGGTTTTAGCAGTCTTTTGTCTATCCTTAAGCTTAGCATAACCTGATTCCGCATATACATCTTCAGGTTCAACCACTCGATAAATTTCAAAGAATAGGAACTGTTCGGGTTCATCATCATGGCCTAAACCTTCTACGCGTTTATCATTGGTATCTTGGGCCCTTTGACTTGAAAACTTTTCCATTGAATCATACCTATTATCATAATAGATTTCCGCTGATTCGCTATTACCTAGATTTCTAGGGTAAGATAAGTATATATCTTCTCCTGCAGTACTACCCCCGGTCCAGGCATCGGATACCTCCCCGGCAAAGTCTGAAAGCGCGTCGCTTATAGCTGAAAATGGATTACCCATAATAGGTCCTGATTGCGTATGTAATAATACTTATTTATAGCAATTTAATAAATAACCATATGACTTATAAAGGAAAGTATAAAGTGAGGTTCCCCCGTAAATACAAGGGGGATTATAATAAAGTTACCTATAGATCTTATTGGGAAAAGCAAACGTTTAAATGGGTGGAAAAACACCCTAGTATTTTATGGTGGAACTCTGAAGAAACTATAATTCCTTATATTTGTGGGACGGATAATAGGCCTCATAGGTATTTTATTGATTTAACCATTAGGTTTAAAGACGGAATGACAGTGCTTGTAGAGATTAAACCCCAAAAACAAACACAGATCCCTAAGAATAAGAAGAACCTTAATGAATCTTTAACATATATTAAAAACATATCTAAATGGAAATATGCTAAGAAGTATTGTGATAACCGTGGGTATAAATTTGAAATATGGACGGAGAAGACCTTAGAGGGATTTGGTATTAATCTTATGACCCCCAAACGTAAACCTAAAAAGACCTTTAAACCATTTAAACGCATTAAGAAAAAAGCAAAGAAAAAGATATAAATAGAACATGGCCGAATCACTATTTGACAAATTAGAAGCAGAAGCATATCGACGTAACCTCCCGAAGAGATCTAAGGAGGCCTCGACTTGGTTTAAGTCCCAACTTAAAAGTATGGGGCAAATCAATATGCATAAAATGCTTAAAGACGATCGTTTAAAGAAGCAGCGCCCACGTATTGGGGAGATGTTTATGTATGTCTATGACCCTAAACATCGAAAGACCCTTCCATATTATGATAGATTCCCCCTAACTATTATAGTTGATAAAGCCCCTGGTGGGTTTTATGGCTTGAATTTGCATTATTTACCATTAGTTATCCGTGCTAAACTATTAGATAAGTTATCGGAAATTGCTAATAACCAAAAGTATGATGCCACCACCAGATTAAAATTAAATTATAAGTTATTAGCAGGGGCTAAGAAATATAAGTATTTTAAGCCGTGTTTTAAACACTATTTAACCCGCCAAATTAATTCTAGGGTTATGAAAGTAGAAGCTTCGGAATGGGATATTGCGATATTCTTACCAACGGAGAACTTCTCAGGGGCTAAGAAGACTAAAGTTTGGAAAGATTCTAGGAAGAAATGGTAAAATTTAAGGAGAGCTACTAATGTCATTACCAGTTACAATTGATGATTTAAAGTCAACTATAGGAAAAAGAGGAGGATTAGCTAGAGGCAATAGGTTTGCTATCTATATTTCCCATCCTATGATGAAAGGTTCTATGGGGCCAGGCCTACTTAACACAGATATTGGTGGCTTAATAGGTAATTTAGCTGGTTCATATTTAGCTGGGGGTTCATTTGATCCTATGGCTTTTATTAATGACCCTAGAGATATGTTCTTACTATGTGAAAGTGTTCAACTTCCTGGTAAACGTATTGCTACAATGGAATCATTTATTACCCATAAGGCTATTAAGAAACCTTATTCATATTTAGTAGATGAAGTAACATTTACCTTCATCCTTACTAATGATTACTATGCTAGAAAGTATTTCGAACAATGGCAAGATCTTATTGTTAATTCGAAGAGTAAAAAACTAGCTTATAAGAAGGATTATGTTACCGATGTAACTATCCAACAGATTACTCCTTCTAATGATTTTATTCCAGCTTATAGCATAAGTTTGAAAAACGCATTTCCTGTAAGTATTAGTGCTATTGAATTATCAAATGCCCAAGAAAACAGTTTATTACAATGCTCAGTCACATTATCCTTCGATGATTGGGAACAAAGAAGTATACTAGAGGGAGTTGCTGATATGGTTGGTCATGCCAAGGATATCTTTACCGAAACATTGGGGCAACTAGGATTATAGAATTTAAACTTAACATTATGGAAAATACATTATGATTACATTACCAACAATAGCTATACCAAAATATCGTATGGTTATACCATCTACTAGCGCTGAAATAGAATATCGCCCGTACCTGGTTAAAGAAGAAAAAATATTAATGATTGCGTTAGAAACTGAGGATAGTGATACTATTGAAGATGCTATTATTAATATTATTAGTGAGTGCATATCTTATAATAAAAATATTAGAGATCTACCCTCGTATGATATAGAATTTATGTTCTTACGAATTAGAAGTAAGAGCGTAGGAGATAAAGTAGAATTAGTAAAAATATGTTCTGATGAGGAATGTAAAGAACACAATGATATTACGATACTCCTAAGCGACTCCGTTATTAAAAATAATGATAAGAAAGATTGTATCATTAAGTTAAGTGACGACCTATCAATTGAACTTAAGTTTCCATCGATAGGAGCAAAGATAACCCAACAAGAAGGGGTATCAGATAGTGACGTATTAATTACTAATGCGGCCTTATCTTTGGCCTTTGTATATAGTGGTGATGAGGTATATGATGCTAAAGATACTTCTTTAGAGGAGCGTATTAAGTTTATTGAACAATTAAATACGAACCAATTCGGAGAGGTTATCGAATTTTTATTAGATATACCTTATGTAGGATATGATGGCGTATTTACATGTAAGAAATGTGGGAAAGAAACAGAATACAGTTATGCGGGGTTAATAGATTTTTTTATCTAGCTCTATCAAATGAATCTTTAGAGAATTACTATCGTCTGAACTTTTCATTGATGGAGAACCACAATTACAATTTGATTGATTTAGATAATATGATGCCATGGGAACGTGAGATTTATAGTAGTTTATTATTAAACCAGATTAAAGAGGAAATGCAGGAGAACCAATGAGTAAAATTCTAGGTAGAGGGCCAGTAGGTCAAAACGACAAGCTTAAAGAGCAGGAAGCCCAACATAAATCACAGGAGACATCTGAAGCTCAGTTAGGCCATATAAGTAATATGGATTCTGGCTTTGGGGAATTCACCGCGCAATTAGGATCCTTAAATAAGGGTGTAACCGCCTTAAGAAACCTAGAAATGGTTAAGTTCGGTAACGATATCATTCGTAACAACGAGCTCAAGTCCAATAGAAAACAAAACCTTAGGGGCCAGGAACATGAGCCTAACTATATGGTGGAATCTAATGCTCGTTCTGAAGCAGGCTTAAGAGAGATCTCCAAACGTATTACCTTAATGCATTCATTCCTAGCAGGGGATAGCCAAAAAGAAACTAATCTTAAATTAAAAATTGCTAGTAAGGAACATACTTGGGCAATTAAGAAACACAGAAACATTGGAGCAATGCAGTTAGGCCTACTTAAAGGGGCTGGGGTAAGTAGCCTTAGTGATGCTAAAGAAGAGCTATTAGCCTCTGGTAAGCATGGTCGCCCTGGAAAACAATCAACGATCGATAAGGTTGAGAAAATAACGCGTGAGCTTAAGAAAAATTGGGATCTTATGTCCCAAGCAGAATCTAAACGATTTGATCGTAAAGAAGCTGCGGATGCATTCTCCGGGGGCCCTAGTGCTGGCGGTAAAATATCCATTTATGAAAAACGTCATGAGATGCTTCAAGAGGCTTTAGGCATGACCGCTGGTAATGTCGATAAATTAGCAGCCCAACGCTTAAACGAAATGCAAGCGGCGGAAGCTAATAGAAGAAGAGATCCAGGGGAAAAAGAAAAACATGTTAGAATGGCAGATGCCCTTGCTGATATCTTTAAAAATGATGCTAATCTAAAATCAACTACTATATATGGTAGTGATACTTCTGGCTTTGCTTTAGGCCAAAGTGTCGGGGGTATTAGTGGAGGGGGTATGGATATTACTCCCCTTCTACATTGTTGTGAGGATATTACTGATCTTTCACGTGAGATTCTAAAGGTATTAGGTGGTGATATATTAAATTCTTTAGAGGATATTACTGATGTTGCCCGTGAAATACGTAAGGGCCAAAGTGGTAATAAATTAGCGGCGGAAGAAGCTGCCCGTGAAGCTAATAAACGATTTAAAATAAACCAAGA